CTGTTAAAAAAAGTAAAAAAGGAACGCTCAAACAAATAGTTCCTGATTACAATAGACTCAAAAATTTCTATACATTATTGTGGGATATGCCTGACAATGAAGGGTATATAAATATCGTTGCCATTATGCAAAAGTATTTTGATCAAGCGATATCAGGTAACTGGTCTTACAATCCTGAAAACTATGAGGGTAATGAAGTGCCACTATCAACAATGGCAAAAGATTTACTTACTACATATAAGTTAGGTTGGAAAACATCTTACTATCAAAATACATATGATGGTAAAACAGACGTAGAAGAACCAACTCATTCAGTTGGTTGGCACGATAACGTAGAAGAAAAAAAAGAAGAAATGCAAAGTGAAGAGGAGTGTGAAGCCTGTGCCATTTAAATTTTTTCATGAGCAGTTAGAAGAAGAACAAGAGATTTTAAACATGGGTTTAAAAGAGTCAAGACGTGCTAAAGCAGAAAGACTAAAGAAAGAAGAACAACAAAAAGATCCAAGACATAATCAATGGGGATATTGGGGCAAACCAAAGGAGAAGAATGACAAAAGTATTTAATAGAAAAAGTGTAGATTGGTTAAAACAACCAATGTTTTTTGGCGATGAACCCAATACACAAAGATTTGATCAACAAAAATATCCTGTATTTGAAAAGTTAAATCAACAACAATTAGGATTCTTCTGGAGACCTGAAGAAGTATCTTTACAAAAAGATAGAAATGATTATAACTTACTAACCGATGAACAAAAGCACATCTTTACATCTAATCTAAAATATCAAACATTGTTAGATAGTGTACAAGGTCGTGGTCCTTGTTTAGCATTTTTACCTTTCTGTTCTTTACCTGAATTAGAATCCATGTTAGTTGCATGGGACTTTAGTGAAACAATACATAGTCGCTCTTATACTTACATAATGAAAAATGTTTATCCTAATCCTACCGAAGTATTAGATACAATTGTTAAAACACCACAGATTATGAAACGAGCAGAAACAGTTACAGAAGCATACGATAAGTTTATCGAATACTCTCATAAGTATCATTTAATGGGTGAAGGTGAAAGAAAAGAATTGAAAAAATTATTATATCTAACACTTGTCAATGTTAATATACTTGAAGGTATAAGATTTTATGTTTCATTTGCTTGTAGTTTTGCATTTGGCGAACTCAAACTTATGGAAGGTTCTGCTAAAATCATATCACTAATCGCAAGAGATGAAAATTTACACCTTGCAGTTTCACAAAATATTATTAACAATTATCGTAAACATGAAAACGATAAAGAGATGTTACAGATAATCAAAGAAACTGAACAAGAGGTTTATGATATGTATGATACTGCTGTTCAACAAGAAAAAGAATGGGCACAGTTTTTATTTAAAGATGGTTCTATGATTGGTCTCAATGATAAATTATTAAATCAATATGTAGAATATATGGCAAACAAAAGAATGGTTGCAATTGGACTTAAACCAGTTTATGATCAACCAAGAACGAACAACCCTTTACCGTGGACAACACACTGGTTAAATAGTAGAGGGTTACAAAACGCACCTCAAGAAACTGAAATAGAAAGTTATGTTGTAGGTGGTATCAAACAAGATGTTGATACAGATAGTTTCAAAGGATTTAAACTATGAACAACCCGAATATGAAAACGGTATGTGATAATTGTTCGGCACAATATGTTGTCAAACATGATCTACCAGACGATTACATAGAACAATACTGTCCATTCTGTGGCGAAGAACATGAAAATGTAGATGACCTAGATGAGGTCAATTGGGATGACGAAGATTAGTTGGACCTATAAAGGTAAAGTAGTCAAAGAACTTCCAGAAGATTGTGAAGCATTTGTTTATCTAATAACAAATCTAATTAATCATAAGAAATATGTAGGTAAGAAGTTAGCAAAATTTAAAACTACAAAGAATCCTCTCAAAGGTCGAAAGAATAAAAGACGAGGCACAAAAGAGAGTGATTGGAGAACCTATTGGGGTTCAAACTCTCATTTAGTTGATGATGTACTTAGATTGGGTGAACATAGATTCACTAGAGAAATATTACACTACTGTCCTAGTAGAGGTGTCGCAAGTTACCTAGAAGCACAGGAACAATTCGAGAGAAAAGTTTTAGAGACCGATGATTACTATAATGGTATTATCAATGTTCGCATTGGCGGTTCTAAAATCTTACGAGAATCGCTCAAAAAATACTCAAAAATTTAATTTGTCTAAATATGAGTAGGTACAATCCAAAAGGTGCGTACTTAATCCGAAATTTGATTTGATATCTCAAACTTCACTAACGCTAGGGTGATTATGGCTTTGCCTATAAGAAAATTTATAGTTCGATTGAGAATGCTTTACGCTGACCTTCGTGGTCATAAGGGTATGCGTTGGAACTATGAACCTGCCGACCATTATATGCGAGGCAAGAAGAACAAAAGCAGAACATAATCACTCTAAAGTGTTGTATTTTTGCAACACTATCAAAATAATCCTAAAAATCGCAGAAAATAAGGGTTTCTAACGCCCGATTTATCCATTTTTTACTTGACTTTTAGCTCATTTTAGTGTAGCGTAGTATTATGATTACAAAAACTAAAATAAAAAACTGTTTCACAATGACAGCAAGACAAGAAAAATTGTATAAAAGTATGACTCAAAAAGAACAAGATATGTTTGATTATCTTGTCCATGTTAAAGATGGAAAACCTGATGATGTTTTCTTTTTCTTACATACGACTTATTATCCTAGTCGTAAACCATCATTTGCAAATTTATCAACTGAACAAGTTATGAATACTTGTCATCAATTAGAACTGAAAGACGCTGCCTAATGTTTCATTTAATTTATACTAGAAGTAACTACGATATGGAATCTATAGGTGGTCATTTTGAAAGCCATATCACATTATACAGAAATATTCCATATTCTGAACTATCTAAATTTTTAGAAATGCAAAAAGATCCAGAATTACTAAAAGAATGTGATACTAGATATTTTGAATATCAACAAGAAAGAGGTATTACCGATACTTCTTTTCATTCTCAAATTTCAATCGTTGATGATGAAGAATATTTTAAAACATACAAATATGTTTATCGTAATAGTTATAACGGTCCTTCTGGATTAATACCAGAAGAAGAAGATTACTTTATGGAATACGGTCAAAAATCAAATTTCATGTTAATACATGATTATGATCCGAATTACACATGGTTCGGTAAAGATTGGACTCAGGAAATGATAAATGCTGAGTACGAAAAGAGGGCGCTTGACAATAGTGCCCGAGTGTGATAATATAAACTAAATTGAAAGGATTACATTATGGAAGGTATATACAACAAAGAGAACTTATTTGCTGAGTTTGCTATGCAAAAAACAAATGAGGACAAAGTAAAGTTTCTAAAAGAAATGAAACAACTTAAAAAAGATCAACCACATATGTTTAGAGGTACATCAATAACACAAAAGAATTTTGATAATCTAATTGTAGAGTGGTCAAAAGATAAACCTTGGTACGAAATTAATCAAGAGAATAAAAGAAGATTGAAAGCTTCTAATTCTGTTGAAGGTGAGGATGTGAGTCTATAATGATTAAGTATTTAATATTTCTAGCATTACTTACTTTTCTTTTATTATGGGGATTATCTAATCTAGCAGGTCTATAATGAGTTTTATCTACACACACAATACAAGTCCAAGAAGATTTAAGAGAGTTGTAAAAAACAAATCTTACTATGAGGCAGTTGAGAAACAAAACAAATTGTTACGATCAATAGGTATTGATCCACATAGAACTATTCGTAGAGATAGTTTTAAAGTTATGCCATTAGAACAAGTAGGTAAGTTACAAACATTTAACAATTATAAAAATGTAGAAGAAAAACTTACATATAAATCAAGTGGTACTAAACCAGTTGACAATATTAAATTAGAAGTCAGTAAACAGTATACCGTTGCACCTGCTTATAATAAAGGTCCTAGTATGGTTGTTGGTAAAAAAGATATTAAGGATATTGGTAGATGAAATACTTACATACTA